TAATACAAAACTACAATGGTTTGTATGGACAATACTTAGAGAGGTTAAAAGATCTTGGAGAGGCAAGAGAAAACACGGATGGTTATAGAATTGGTCTACCATCAAGACCGAGAACATAGGAGTAGAAAATGGCAACAGCAAATGCAGCTACCAATTATCTAGAGAGAAGAATATTAGATTTCTTATTTAAAAACAACTCTCTTAGTTTTTCATCACCTGGAGACAGTATTTATGTAGGACTTGCAACGGCAGTAAGTGCAGCAGAAACTGGATCATTAACAGAAGCTACGTTTACAAACTATGCAAGACAACAAGTTACTGCGGCAAACTGGACTACTATAGGTGCGGATTCAACAGACACACAAACTGCAAAGAACGCAGCTAATATTGAGTTTCCAGCATCTGGTGGAACAAGCAATACGATCACACATGTATTTCTTGCAGACGCAGCTAGTAGTGGTAACATACTTTTTGTTGGAGCTTTAGATGCAAGTAAGACGATAGCTAGTGGTGATATATTTAGAATTAATGCAAATAACTTAACAATAGAATTGAAGTAATGGCACTTGTACTAAACGATAGAGTAAAAGAAACTACGACCACAACTGGGACTGGCACACTCACATTAGGCGGTGCGGTAACTGGTTTTGAAACTTTTGCAGCAGGCATAGGTAACTCTAATACAACATACTATGCTGTAATACTTCCTGGCTCTGCTGAGTTTGAAGTTGGTTTAGGAACATTAAATAGTGACTCAAGCACAATAGCAAGATCAACTATTATAAGTAGTTCAAATAGCGATAATGCAGTTGATTTTAGTGCTGGTACAAAAAATATATTTTGTACAATACCTGCATCCAAGTCAGTGTTTTTAGATGCAAGTGGTAATACATCCGTTGGTGCAGACCTATCTGTAGGTGACGATCTTACAGTAGAGGGTGGTGTGATTTCTTTTAGATCTAACAGTGGATCACCAGCATCTTTAAGAATGTATTGTGAGGTTTCAAATGCTCACTTTCAAACATTACAGCCACAGCCACATGCTGCAAGTGCAGCTAACACATTAAGACTTCCTAACAGTGGAGATAGTGGCACACAAGATCTAGTTGCCGTAGATATTACGCAAACATTGACAAACAAAACTTTAACAACACCCACGATCAATGGAGCTACTATTGGTTCTTCTAATTTAGCCACCGCTAGTAATGGTGATATTAATCTTGCACCTAATGGAACTGGTAAAGTAGTTATCAAAGGTAATACCAATCAAGGTAAAATAGTATTAAATTGTGAGGCTAATAGCCACGGACAGACAATTATAGCTGCACCACATTCTGAAAGTGCCAACAATGTTCTTACATTACCAAGCACTGGTGGTGATGCTAGGTTAGTTTCTACTTCATCAACAGCTACTCTTACAAATAAAACTATAGATGCTTCTCAACTGTCTGGAACTGTAGCAAATGCAAGATTAGATGCAGAGCTACAAGCATTAGCTGGTTTAACTTCGGCAGCAGACAAAGGTATACAATTTACTGGATCAGGCACTGCATCAACGTATGACTTAACAGCGGCAGGTAAAGCATTACTTGACGATGCAGATGCAGCGGCACAAAGAACAACACTTGGGTTAGGAACAGCCGCAGTTGCGGCTACTGGTATATCAAACACAAATGTACCAGTTTTTACATCTGGTGTTGCTGATAATGATTTTTTAAGAGTTGATGGTACAAGTATAGAAGGCAGAAGTGCTTCTGAAGTATTATCTGATATAGGTGCAACAACTGCTTCGGCAGCGGCAGATGAGGCTACAGCTTTAGCAATAGCGTTAGGATAATGATATGGCAAATACATTCAAAGTAATTACAAGAGATGTTGCTCCAGCCAGTGCTGGATCGCCAGAAACTCTTTATACGGTTCAGTCTGGAAGTACAATTATTGTATTAGGATTAACACTGGCTAATGTACATACAGCACAAGTTACTGGTACAGTTCAACTTGTAAGTACAACAACACAAACATCACAGACACAAAATACTACAGCACATATTGTAAAAGATATACCAGTTCCAGTTGGTTCATCAGTTGAGATTATGGCTGGTAACAAGATAGTTTTAAATGTGGGAGATATAGTAAAAATAGATTGTTCTGTTGCAGATAAGCTATCGGTGACCATGAGTTATATGGAGATCACATAATGCCGTATTTAGGTAATCAAGCAGGTAATAGGTTTGTAGCCAGTAAGGCAGCCACACAGTTTTCTGGTGATGGCTCTACAACTGCATTTACATTAGAACATGCAGTAGGATCTGATGAAGATATACTTGTATCTGTAGATGGCGTTATACAAGAACCATCTGTGGCATATGCCGTTAGTAATGGAACTACACTTACATTCACAGGCGCACCATCAAACAACTCTGGTAACAATATATTTGTTTACTACTTGTTTAGAACAGTAGCTACAGTTGACCATCCGTCTACAAGTGCTTTGAGTGCAACTAGTGGTACGTTTAGCACAACTATTGCTTCTACAGGTAACGCTACAGTTGGCGGAACACTTGATGTTACGGGTAATGTTGGTTTAGGTGGAGCAAACACATCATCTTATTTACAAGGTGTGGTTGGTGGTAAAACAGCTACGATAGGAGATGGGTCACAAGCTAGTTCAACACTCGTTTTGAAAGATGATGATGGTGTTTTTGATATTGCAACGACTGGTGGTACACTTCGTGTCTATGATGACAATAACGAAAGAATAAGAGTTCATTCTGCGGGTGCTGTAACAATTCCAAATCAACCCATTTTTTTAGCTACGGCTGAAACTACTATCTCATTATCAACTAGCTTTGCTGAACTCACTGATTTTTCTAATGCTCATGTAAATATAGGTTCTCATTATAATACCAGCAATGGAAGATTCACCGCTCCAGTTGCTGGAACTTATCAATTTGCAGTCACAAGCATAGGAACATCAACTAGTGATGTTTATAGATTTAGGGTTTATAAAAATGGAAGTAGTTTAAATAATTTTGGATTAAGAGTAGACACTCAACATGATGGTAGTGGATTTGGCACTAATGGTGAATTTTGTATCGTTACTACATTAGCCGCTTCTGATTATATATCTATCTTTGGTAGATCAGATGGTGGATCGGATGCGTATGCTAATTCTTCATATAGATATAGCTACTTCCGTGGGCATTTAATGGCTTAAAAGGAGAATATGATGGCAGAAATTAAAGTAACAGTGTCAGACACACAAATGAAATGTTTAGAATATGTAGCTTATTCAGTCCAAGATTGGTCTAATAATGCTTTACACAATAGAGCTAGAGTGGCTCAAGAAGAAATTATTGCAAAATTAGTTGCACATTGTAATGAAAATTCTATTGCATTAGCTGTTGGTACTGATGCACAAGTAACACAAGCATACACTTTGAAAGTTGTGGATACTGCAAAAAATATACAAGATAGTCTTAAAGATGAAGAGGTATAACGAATGGCATTAACAAAAGTAATAGGTGATGGAACAGGAACGATAGATAATTTAACTGTTGCTGATGCAGGAACAATCGGTTCTGCTTCTAAAACTAATGCAATAACAATAGCTAGTAGTGGTCTAGTTCAATTAACAAGCACAGGTATCGGTGCAGGAAGTCAAGTATTTCAAGTCATAGATGATGGTGCAACTTTATTTCAAATAAGGTCAGAAGATGGTAATGTAAGTTTTCCTCAATCAGGTGCAGGAATATATCTTGGTGTAACATCAGGTAATTCAGCTAATCTACTTGACGATTATGAAGAAGGAACTTGGACACCTACTATTGGAAACTTTACTGTTAATTCAGGTACATGGGGTGCAACTGGTCGTTATGTCAAGGTAGGTAATGTTGTAACTGTAACTATGTTTCAAACTGGAGGTAATGTTACTTGGTCTGCAGCAAAGTTATTAGGAGGACTTCCTTTTGCACCTACTGCTAGTCTATATGGTGCAGGCACTTGGACTAATGGAGGTCCTAATGCAGGTGGTCAAGTTTTTCTGTACCATAATAGTAGCTTTTACTTTGCAAATGCTGGGTCTAGCCAAACTGAATTGGTAATGACTGCCACATATGTCATAACTTAATAAATATAAAGGAAAAAAAATGGCAATAACAAAAGAAGCAGTAATAGAAAAAATAGAGGTTGTAGGCAGTTGGAATGTCCAAGTAGCTACAGATACAGTCATAAAAGAAGATGGTACAGAGATTAGTAGGTCAAGACATAGACACGTTTTAAATCCTGATTCAGATATAAGCAAAGAAGCTAGTGAAGTACAAGCAGTAGCTAACGCAGTTTGGACAGATGATATAAAAGCTAAATATAAAACTTGGAAAGAATCACAAGAGGTATAAACAATGGCATACATAGGAGTCAGTCCTTCTAATGGAGTGCGTAGGGTTCACACCTACACTGCCACAGCATCGCAGACCACATTCAGTGGTGCGGGTGCAGAAGGTGCTACACTTAGTTATAAAGATAGTAATTTCGTGGATGTATATCAAAATGGTGTAAAGCTAGGTGATGCAGACTACACTGCAACAAGTGGTACATCAATCGTGTTAGGCACAGGAGCAAGTGCAAGTGACCTCGTGGTTATTGTGGTATTTGATGTGTTCTCGGTAGCAGACACTGTAAGTAAAGCAGATGGTGGTACGTTTGATGGCAATATTACTATGGCAGGTACTCTTGGGGTTACAGGTGCGCTCACTGCAAATGCTGGAGTGGTTGTTGACAATATTACGATAGATGGCACAGAGATTGATTTATCTAGTGGTAACTTAACAATAGATGTGGCAGGTCAATTAGTAATAAATTCTGATTCTGGTCAAGTGGTTTTACAAGACGATACTGTTAATTGGGGTAATCTTCAAAATTCATCTGGTGATTTTGTTATTGAAGCATTAGGCACAGACAAGGATATGATATTTAAAGGTCTTGATGGTTCTTCTACTATAACTGCTCTCACACTTGATATGTCAGATGCAGGTAAAGCTACGTTTAATAATACCATAGATGTAACTGGAAATGAGTCAGATTTTACAGCTAGTTCCGTAAATGCACCTTCTGGTGGTAATGGAATTATTAACTTAAAGGCAGCTACTGCTCGGAGTAGTGGCTTTGGACCTTACATAGGATTTCATGTTCCCAATTCTACTGGTGGTACAACTACTGAAGATATGGGAGTAATAGGATTTGTTTCTCCAGACTCTACTGATGGGGGTAGAAAAGCAGATTTTATTGTAAGGACTCGTAATACTACAACTGGTGAAAGATTTAGAATTAAAGCTGATGGTAGTGTATTAATAAATACAACTTCAACCACTGGTCACAAAATGACTGTAAAATCTGATGCAGGTGCAGGTTCAGCAGATTTTGTTGGTGGCTCTACAAATGGATATTATGCAGTTCGTGTTGATATGCCATCTACAAATACTTATGGAGTTTTGTTTAGAAGCAATGGAAGCAATGTTGGGGATATAAGAGTAAATTCTTCATCAACAGCCTACAATACATCTTCAGATTACAGATTAAAAGAAAATTTAGAATATAGTTTTGATGCAACTACAAGATTAAAAAAACTCAAGCCTTGTAGGTTTAATTTTAAAACTAATGCAGATACTACAGTGGATGGTTTCATTGCTCATGAAGTATCAGATATAGTACCAGAAGCTATAACTGGCGAAAAAGATGCTATGGAAGCAGAAACAAAATATACAGAAGATGATGTTGAAACTCAAGGTGACAACCCTACAAAAAAAGTGGGTGATGTAAAAACATACTCTACTACAGAAATAAGTCCACAGGGTATAGACCAAAGTAAACTTGTACCTCTTCTAACAAAGGCATTACAAGAAGCACTTACAAGAATAGATACACTTGAAGCAGAAGTGAAAACATTGAAAGGTGAATAAATGACAAGAGCAAGTGACGTAGCAAATATATTAAAACAACCTTTTACCACTACATTAGGCACATCTAATTATCGTGCAGGTGTTAATGCAGGTGATTCAGTAGCTAGTGGTGGTAATTATAATACTGTAGTAGGAGACGAAGCAGGAACAGCTTTGACCACTGGAGATAATAACGTAGCAGTAGGTTATGAAGCACTAAAAACTGAAGATGCCAATGGTACAAATGTAGCAATAGGTTATCAAGCTCTTAAAGTTCAAAATGCAGGTGCAGATGCAGGGAATGTTGCTATTGGATATCAAACAGGTGTAGCAATTACAACTGGAGCTAATAATGTTTTAGTTGGTGGTTCAACAGGTGATGCTATGACTGAAGGCACTAGAAATGTAGCAGTTGGAAAAGACGCTATGGGTGCAACTACAACAGCAACTGATAATGTTGCAATAGGTAGTATAGATGCTGCCGCTGAAGCTACTTTAGGTTTAAATCAAACAGGAAGCAATAACGTAGCTATAGGTGGAGGTACTTTACATCATGCAACTGGTGGTAACAATGTTGCAGTAGGTTATCGTGCAGGTAAAGAAATTACCTCAAGCACAAACAATACTATTGTTGGATACTTAGCAGGTGGTGGTGAAAGTGCTGCGGCAATGACAGGGGGTTATCATGTTGTCATAGGCAGACAAGCAGGGTCAAGAATGACATCAGCAGAAGAAAATACGTTGATTGGAAATGTTGCAGGTGACCAACTTACCAGTGGTAGTTACAATATTTTCATGGGTCCGGGAGCAGGAACTCATGCTGTAAATGTTACAACAGGTTCAAAAAACATTATCATAGGTTACGTTGCTGATTTATCAGCAGCAGATGGTCAAAATCAAATAGTTATGGGATATGACCAAAGTGGTCTTGGAGATAATAATTTTACATTTGGTAATGGCGCATCAGGAGCAGACAGTAATATAGCTTTTGGTGCAACAAGTATTACTGCTCCATCAGATGAAAGACTTAAAGAGGACATAAAAGATGAGACGATAGGTTTAGCGTTTGTTAATGAACTACGACCTGTTACATTTAGATGGAAAAAGAAAAAAGATATTCCAGAAGAAATGTACGCTTATGACAAAGACTCTGATGAAAGATGTATGAATGGTAAATACAATCATGGGTTCATAGCACAAGAAGTAAAAGCAGTTATGGACAAGTATGATTTTAAAGAAGGCACACAGTTGTGGACACAAGACCCTAATTATGGACAAAGACAAAGACTTGGTGAAAGTGAGCTTATACCATTCCTTGTAAAAGCAGTACAAGAGTTGTCAGCTAAAAATACAGCACTAGAAGCTAGAATTACAGTATTGGAGAGTAAATAGTGCTTGGTCACGCTGCCATAGCAGAAACTGCACTTGCTGATGTAGGTGGCGTATTACAAGTGGCAACAGCAGAGATGAACGCTCTTGCTTCAAGCTCTAGTATAGGATCTGGAATACTTGTTGGTATTTCATCTATAGATGGTAACTTTACACAAACTACTGCTGGAATATTTATAACTGGTAGTGTGAACGCAGAAGTTAGCTCTAGTTTTACACAAACCACAGAAGATATTAAGATAGTAAACTTTACTGATGTAACAATGAGTAGTGTGTTTACACAAACAGCAGACGGCATTGCTATACTTGCAGGCATATCTTCTCAAGATTTGAATTTTACAAAAACATCATCTGGAGATATACTGTTTGTAGAGGTAAATGCAGGAGCAACAGAAGAAACTTTTACAGAAATAACTCCAAGTGGTACAGAGACATATACAGAGATTACGCCTAGTGGCACAGAGACATATACAGAAATAGTGAGGTAAGCATGGCAAGTACATATACATCAAATCTAGGGGTTGAAAAGATAGGTGCTGGTGAACAAGCTGGTACTTGGGGGAATACTACAAACAATAATTTAGATATAATAGACAGAGCCATAAATGGTGTAGGTGCTATAACTTTATCTGGTACAACTCATACACTAACAACTAGCGATGGCACATTATCAGATGGTGGTTTTAAAGTTCTTGTTTTAGGTGGTTCTCCATCTGGTACAAATACAATAACAATATCTCCTAACGATCAAGATAAAGTTTACATAGTACAAAATGGCACAAGTCAGACTGCTACCTTTACACAAGGCTCTGGTGGTAATGTATCTGTGCCTGCTGGATCAAAGAAAATTATATTTGCAGATGGTGCAGGATCTGGTGCAGCCGTAACAGATGTAACAGACGCACTTGATGTGGCAACACTAAGGTTAGGTGGTACTGCTATAACATCTACAGCAGCCGAACTTAATCTTATGGATGGTGGCACTAGTGCTGGAACAACAGCTGTTGCAGCAGGTGATGGTATTGTAACCAACGATGGTGGCACAATGAGACAGACTACTGCTGCTACCTTTTCTACATACTTTAATGCTAATCTTGTAACAGTACCGAGTGCTATAACATCTTCTTCTGCTACACTAACACCATCTTCTGCTCAATCAATATATCAGAAAGTAGATACATCAAGTAATAATGTTGCCTTAACTTTAGCGATAGGTAGTTTAGCCATAGGTCAGTATATAATTGTGGATAAGACAAGTTCGTCTAATACATTAACTTTAAGTTATCCATCTAATTCACAAGGTGTAAGTCTTGGTAGTTCTGCATCTTTTGCAATAGCAATAAATCAAAATGGAACTATATTTACCTTTGTAGAATCAATTAAATATTAGGTGATAAATGGCAATACCATTAATATCAAATGTAGGATTTACCGAAGTAAGCTCAAGTGGTAGTTTAAATACTAAAGCTGGAGATAAGACTAAACTTCCAGTACAGTTTTTTAAACTTTCAGATAATATAAGTGGTAATTTAAGTTTAGATAATAACTCTGCACATAAAAAAATAATACTTGATACAAATGGTAATAACATTACAAACTCTAGTGGATCACCCCTTACAACAAACTCTAGTACAACACTTGAGTTAAAAGGCAGTGGTAATGTTCAATCTACATTAAAGACATTTACAAGTTCAGAAAGTAGCACCAGCAATACTGGTACAACAACTATAAGCGAAGCAGATAATTCAACTGTAGTTGTAACATCAGTTGCTAGAGATGCAGACATATCTTTAACAGATGGTGTTTCTGTATCTACTGGTTTTGGTGGTGTTTTTTCTACATCAGATACAGTTTTACTACCTAACTCAGAAAAAGTAACATTACCACCTAATCCCGGAGGTAATACTGGATCTTTACAGTCTAGTGCAAGAACTGCTGGTGAGCAAATGTTGGCACTTGCAGGTGGAGATGCAAATATGACTAATCTTAAAGATTCTAATTTTAGTATAACTTTTGGTAATGGAGTTACTAAAACAGGTTCAGACGCTACAACTCCAAGTAGTAACACAGTAAGATTTTCAGCTAGTGGTGGTGGTCAAGTAAGTTTTAGTATAATAGGTACTATAGGTGTTGATGCGTTTATGCGACCTACATTAGATTCAGGTTCTGTTTCAAATATAAGAATACCAAACAATACAGTATCAGGTGGTGGAAGAGCTATAGCTTTTACAAATAATCTAGCTATATCATGTGTGTTAACTGGTGCAGATCCTTTTGACTCTGTAACAGTTGCTGCTGGTGCAACAAACACACAAACACGAACCACGACTGACGGATCTTTTAGTTTAACTGGTACAATATCTGGTAATGACGGTAGTAGCAGACCTTTTGCTTTGAAAGACATGAATGATGGAAGTGGTAGCGTTAATGAAGACGCTTATACGGGAACTAAATCAGTGAGTGCGTTCTAATGCCGATGACAGCTTTAAAATTCAGGCCCGGAATAATATCTGACATCACATCATATAGTAATGAAGGTGGCTTTGTTGATGGTGATAAAGTAAGATTTAGATTTGGTTTTCCAGAAAAATTTGGTGGTTGGGAAAAAGTCACATCTAATACTTATGAAGGATCTGCTAGACGGTTGCATAACTGGGTAGCTTTAGATGGATCTGACTTTTTAGGTATTGGCACACATCTTAAATATTACATCGAAGAGGGTCAGACATTTAATGATATTACACCTATTAGGAATACAACTGGTGCAGGCGACATAACTTTTGCAGCGACTAATGGATCAACAACAATAACTGTTACTGACCCAGCACACGGTGCAAACGAAAAGGACTTTGTAACATTTTCTGGTGCAGCTAGTTTGGGTGGCACAATAACTGCTACTATACTTAATGCAGAGTTTCAGATAATATCACTAATAAGTTCTAATGCTTACACGATCACATCAAGTGTTGCAGCTAATTCATCCGACACTGGTAATGGCGGTAGTAGCGTTGTAGGTGCATATCAAATAAATGTTGGATTAGACAACACAGTTGGTGGAACTGGGTTTGGTGCTGGTCAGTGGAGTGGTACAACTTCTGGTGCTTTAGCAACACAATTAGCAGAAGCCTTAGATGCAAGTGAAACTGCAATAGATGTAGATAGTGCAACAGGTATCACGGCTGGTGATTTGATATTAATAGATGAAGAACTCATTACAGTCGGTACAATAAGTTCTAATACTTTGGGAACTGGTGGTGGTCCATCAACTAGAGGTGCGAGTGGCACAGATGCCGCAACACATGCAGATAACACTCTTGTAAGATTAGCAACTGGTAATGCAGATTCTGCCAATGATTTTGTTGGGTGGGGCAGTGCAGCAAGTGTCACGACACCCGGAGCACAGATTAGATTGTGGTCACATGATAATTTTGGTGAAGATATAATAATAAACCCAAGAGACGGTGGTATATTTTACTGGGATAAAACAAATGGATTAAGTAACAGAGCTATAGAACTTAGTGCAACAAGCACTTACTCTGGAGAAACGAGTGTGCCTACAATAGCTAAACAAGTTCTTGTATCAGACCAAGATCGACATGTTATTGTGTTTGGTTGTGATGGATTAGGTGCAAACTCATCTGCTACACAAGGTAATGGTGTACAAGATCCATTGTTAATACGTTTCTCATCACAAGAAAATCCTGTAGATTTTTTTCCAACTGCTACAAACACAGCAGGTGATTTAAGGTTAGGTGGTGGATCTACCTTCGTACAAGCTGTTGAAACAAAACAACAGATATTAGTCTTCACTAACAAAACACTACACGCTATGAAGTTTATAGGTCCACCATTTACGTTCGGTTTGCAAGAATTATCAAAGAATATAAC